CAGAAATTTCTCCAAAACGTCAACTTGATGACGAACTAAAAGAGACAAGCTACACAGTACAAATCGACAATCGCTTAGCTCGATTGGTTGACTCAATGGGTACTCTAGCAACAGCTGATTACATCGATGACGACAACATCGCATACTACACTATTGATCTTGGAGATACTTTTGTTTCTGAGATTACTGACGATACTGTAAATGATGATCAGGTTATTAGTGGACCTCGAGGAACTAGTGTTGAATTTAGACTACAGTCCTCAATGGATCTGAACACAAGTTCATTTTTATTTGATCAACTTGGTGGAACATCAACTTTAAAAAACAAACTCGACGCAGCAGAGCCAATTAAGTTTATTGATTCAAACATTAGACTTGTTGGTGTTAAAACTGGTGTTATGATTGATGTACCAGTAAGATTCGTAAGATTGTCTGCATAAGGGGAAAACAATGACTTTTAAACCATTAAATGAAAACGATACAGTAAATACTAGGACCCTTCTTCACGAAGCTGTTCCTTTGACCGGAGCCATTGTTAGTGGGACCTATGGGGTCGCAAACATTAAGAACTATTCACACGGAATGTTTCAATCGGTTTATGACTACCCATATCTCAGTTCATCGGCAAATCACATTTTTGATTTGACAGCTGGTATCCCGACCAACTCTTCTCTATACAATGCTGCTAATTCGCAACAAGTGCCAAAGAAGAAGAACATTTATAACCAAATGTCTCAAGTATTAATGGGTTATGACGCAACAGGGTCAATACAACAGTTTGATGAAGATGGTGATCTTCTAGCTGGTGGTGCTAAAATGAAAGAAGTTTTCATTATGCCACTTACTAGATTGCTATCAAAAGATGAAATTAAAAAAGAAACGTTCGAATTGGTTTTAGGAACTGGCTCTTTCGTCGCAGCTAAACAACCCTTTGCTGCTACAAACCGTGTAACAATTTCAGATATCGGAGCGAGCACTTCCTATAAAGTAAATTCTCCTGCTGGTGATTATGGAATACTTTATGCGACTGGTTCAAAAATGAATACGTCATCTACACATAAGACTGTAATTTCTGGTAAAACTTATTGGAATGCTGGATTAATTTTTTATCAAGCTGGAGTGGTTGTATTGACTGGTTCCATCTTTGGTACCCAATTGGCAAATCCAGTTGTCTCATTTGATACTCATTCCACAATTGACAAATCACTAACGGGATCTACAATTGATGGTTTGGCAAACAGTTTTAGACACAGAATGTATAACATGCAATTTAATAACACAACTGAATTGAACTCTACAGTTTATTTCTGTCGCGTTAATCACAATGAATTTAATTATTCTTCTAACCCGACTTATGTAAGTGGATCTAGAATCCAAGTAAAAACACAAGCCACTGATGAACCAGTGTCTTACATTACAACNGTNGGTCTGTATAATGATAATAACGAACTTCTTGCAACAGCTAAATTATCAGAGCCACTCAAGAAGTCAGCAAGTAGTGAGTATACAATTAGAGCTCGCCTCGACTATTAATCGGAGGCCCCTATGTCCTATTATGAACTGAAAGACAACGATGTCTTTGTAAATACCATAGAGGCTCACCCAAGTTATAGGTTCTACACACACAGTGGGACTGTCTACATTAATGATAGACAGGCAATCTCTGGGACGTACTCTGATAACATACTTGGTGTACCGGAAGGTTTTATTTCATTGTTTGAATACAATGTTAATCGAGCAACAGACAATAGAATCCACCCATTTATTACCAAGGGCGGCCAAAAACAAAAGTTTAAGACACAGACTGATGTAGAATTTAACACACAATTCGGCTATGGTGGCTCAACAATCGCTGGTGCATACAACATGTCTGCATCTGTTACCCGAATGCTCGTCTCTACAACAACGGACGCTAACTATCGTAAGCTCCGAGCACTTAAATCTGCCTGTAACCACTACGAGTTTAAATCTCAGAACTTTAACTTTGCAAATCATTACGAAGATGTTGCAACCACACCAGTAAACATGATCAACATACCATCAATTTTTTACGGAAACTCCGTGAAGAAAGGAACAGTTAGACTAAAATACTACATCTCCGGAACATTAGCTGCAGAAGCATCTGATCTTCGAGAGAATGGAGTTCTAGTTCAAACAACCGGCTCAACAACTGGAAATGTTGTTGGAACAATCATGTACAATGAAGGCATCATGTTACTAACAGCATCTACTGCAATAGACAGTACTGCAATCAACTATGAGTCATCAACGCAATCCTCTTGGATTCGCTACGGCTACGGTATGAATGATGGAAATACGATTGCTCTTACGACACTGTCGGCTTCTTATTCGATGGAGTTCGAGACAGTCAGTAATTTACAAAACATAACGATTTTAGCGAAAGCTCCTTATGGAGAACTTAATCACTCCAATAATCCAACTTATCTAAAGCACACTGGTCAAGAACCTACTGTTGACTCTGGCTCTTACATGTATGTCGAGACAGACAGGGAGATCATGAACGTAGTCTCCGGATCATCAACGGACATTGCCCCGCCATTCCAGAAAGAAACTTACATCTCTAAGATTTGCATCTACGATAAAGAAAAGAGATTGATCGGTGTTTGTAAGCTTGCAACTCCAATCTTAAAGACCGAAGTTGATGAATTTTTATTTAAAATGAAATTAGACTTGTAATACCCAAAAATTTATGCTATAATTCATTAGAGGTGCAAATGTTTAAATTTTTATACAATCTTTTCTNCNCCAGCNAATCGGAGAAGTTAAAAAATCAAATAGCTAAGAAATACGAGCAAGCAATAGTGTACCAAAGAAATGGTAACATTGCAGAGTACTCAAAATTAATGAGTGAAATTTCCAATCTTGAAGATAGCCTAGCGGAGTTGCAAGAGTGATTTTAGGACTGGACGTCTCAACTACAAGAATTGGTTGGGCAATAATTAATCAAAAGCAAGAGTTAATCGACTCTGGTGTTTTTAAGACAAAGAAAGATCAGTCCCTAGAGGAAAGAGCAGAGAACTTAAGCAAGAATGTTCTAGAACCCCTCTCAGCAGTCCATAAGATCTCTGAGGTTCGCGTTGAGGAGCCTTTCTCAATGTTCTCTGGTGGTAAGACCACTGCGAAGACAATGTCGTCTCTACAACGCTTTAACGGAATGGTAAGCCTATTGGCTCATCAGATCTGGAATAATCCTCCAACGATGGTCAACTCCCGCACGGCAAGAGCCAGATGCGGCATCAAAGTTCCGAGAGGAACAAAAGCAAAAGTGGTTATCATCGAATGGGTTGATAATTACTATGAAAAGTTTAATGTTGAGTTAACGAGACATGGAAACCCAAAGCCGGGAACTGATGACGAAGCAGATGCTATTGTTGTGGCTCTTAGCCATTTTGACTTGAGAGACTAATTATTCCATTGCGCACCGCCTTAGCACAACAGACGAACGTAACTTTATAGATAATTTTACACTTTCTACTTGACAAGTCTTTTCCAACATGTTATCTTAATAATACACGGAGGACAACATGAAATGTACAATTTTAATGGCCGGTGGATTCAAGCCACCTCACAAAGGTCACTACGACTTTATTAAATTTTATCTAGATGATCCCACAGTTAAGAAAGTAATTTTATTCTGTGGAGANAAGAAGCGAGACGGTATTACTTTGGAAAACACTGAAGCGCTCTTAGCAATCTATGGGTTACTGGATCATCCCAAGCTAGATTACCGCAGAGCAACGATCAGAAACGGTCGCAAGGGTGCATACACAAATCCACTTAACGACTGTTATGATTGGGCCGACGATAATTCTGACATAGTTTGCGGACTTGGTTGGTCGGAGAAGGATGCGCTTTATCAAAACTCATTTCAGAGTTACTTCTATGGTGATAGCACGATTGTCCAACCGCCAATGTTTGAGATGAAAGATAAACTATCTGCAACAGATTTTCGCAAAGCATTGCGCAATGGCGACACAATCGCTCACTTTTTACCCGAAGGTGTTTGCGAACAAGAAGTAAGAAGTGTACTGGGAGCTTAAATGATCGAGGACAAAAGAAAAATTGTAACCCAAGTTCTTGGGAGTTATTGGCAGAAAGGAGACGAACATCTTTATCACTGCCCTTATTGCAACCACCACAAGAAGAAAATGTCGGTGAACTTCACAAATGGCTACTGGAAATGCTGGGTTTGCGATGCAAGAGGAAAGAACATTTATCGAGTTGTAAGAAAGTTCGGCACGTACCAACAACGACAGAAGTATCTTGAACTACAAGGCAGACTTGACCTCAATGAGTTCGAGGACCTTTTTAAAGAATTGAACAACGAGGAAGAAAAACAAAAGATTGATCTTCCCGAAGAATTTATTTCTCTCTGCAACAAAGACTTGCCGATGGATACAACGGACGTCTTCCGCTATCTATCGTCCCGAGGCATTAGCCGGAGAGAGATATTGAAATGGAAAATTGGCTATTGTAAGGAGGGCCGCTATGGAGGACGAATCATCATCCCCTCGATTGACACTGATGGAGATTGCAATTACTTTATTGCTCGCAGTTATGTTGGGCACCAGCGTAGGTACCTCAACCCTCCAACAGATCGTGACATCGTATTTAACGAACTAAACATAGACTGGGACGACCCCATCGTTCTTGTTGAGGGCGTCTTTGATGCTATAGCAGCAGGAGAGAATGCAATCCCGATCTTAGGATCAACACTAAGAGAAAAGTCTCGGCTGTTTCAAGCCATTGCTGTTCATGATACACCAGTCTACATGGCTCTTGATCATGATGCCGAGAAGAAAGCAGAGTGGATTATCAAATCATTATTGAAATACGACCTTGAAGTGTTCAAAATCCCAATTGATGAAGAAGATGTCGGAGAAATGGGAAATCAAGAGTTCAAAGAAAGGTTGGAAGAAGCACAGCCTATCAAGAATGAAATGTATTTTTTCGAAAAAATGCTCCAAAGCATTTGACAAACCTTCTCCAATGGGTTACATTATTATTATAACCCTTGGAGGACACATGGGCGGAAACATTTTTAAAGACGAAGCAACTCGTATTTCAAAAGATAGAGTTGCACCAACATTTGAAGCATACAAAGATTTGCTTAAGACAACCTTTCCAATGAAAGAGACTGAATTTGACTTCTTTGAACTGGTAGGCTCTGCTGGAGTTGCAGAAAGTTCTGGAGATCTAGACATTGCGATTGACTGGACACACATCGTCCGCCACTTTGGTAAGGACGAGATAGAGAAGTGGGGCGTTAACTACAATAAATGGGAAGCTCGTTATAAGAAGATCTCCAAGAGAGCACGCACTGCTACAGGTAGAATGTGTAAAATGCGAGCATTGCTCGAAGAAATTGCAGCAATTTTGCAAGAAACAACGGTAAAAGTAGGAGGTCAAGTCACAGCGGGTAATATTTTTACCTGCTTTCCCCAACACAATCAGTCCGGACCTACTGATGACTGCGTTCAAGTTGACTGGATGGTCGGTAACATTGAGTGGCTTCGCTGGAGCTATTACTCCCATGGCGAAAGGGGCCTTAAAGGCTTGCACCGCACTCAGTTGCTCGTTGCCGCATTTTCAGAAATTGGCTACACTTTTAATCACTTTTGTGGTATAAAGCAAAAAGGCTCGTCTGAATGGGAAATAACGTCTCCAACAATGGCTATAGAATTGCTTTCGGGACACTTTGGAAACATAGACATGCTCCAAACACAAACATTCGCACAATTGCATTCTTGGCTTCTTAAAGGAGATGCAAGACTCTATTTTGCTGTTGTAAATCGATACAAAGAGATCTTAAGATTAGCGAGAGCAAAGGTGCCGATTACATTACAACAAACTATTTAGAAACACGGGGGTATAGCTCAGTTGGTAGAGCGTCTGCCTTGCACGCAGAAGGTCAGGAGTTCGACCCTCCTTGCCTCCACCATTTAACCTCACTTCGGTGAGGTTTTTTTATTTTATGTCCTAATTAATTAAACAAGCCTTCGGGCATAATCGGAGCTCTCACACTTCCTTTTAACCTCCCTCGGGAGGTTTTTTTCCATTTAGAGGTTGAAATGTGCACAATAGATTTGCACGGATTGCGACATGAGGACGCGAAACGTAAACTTGAACTATTTATTAATGACCATTGGGGCATTCGTTTCAAAGTCATAACAGGTCACTCCACTCAAATGAGGGAGATAGTTGTGAAACTAGCGGACTTGTACAGCCTTGACTTTTGTTGTGACCCTCTAGGATCATACGTAATAATTAAAGAACATTAGGAGAGGCTATGCTGTTATCACTTTTACTATGGGCATGCAGCGGAGACATCGGTATCAGAACTGTCGATAAGATCCAAACAGAACCTGACTCTGGTATCACAGTGGTCGACACAGCATCCTCTCAACCTTCTTCAGAGCCTTCTGGGGAACCAGCAGGAGAACCTGCTGCTGAACCATCCGAAGAGCCTTTGGGGGGCACTGTTGGTCTTATAACTTACAATTTAGAACAAATAGCTTGTCTAGAGTGTATGGGCGTTACTCAAGAAATTACAATAGAGTTTCAAGCAAAGTTTCATGATAAAATAACTGAGACCCATCCGACATGGTACCCACAATCAGGGCAATGTGTAAACGTAGTTAGTCCAGTATCGATTGGGGTCCAAGCAAAGAACGTTGGACAATCTTTGAACATCCAAGGTAACCCGAACTCTTTTGCTGCCTATAACAACGGGATGAACCTTTATACAGGCTTCGTTATGGAGTCTCAGTATGATCGAGACACAAACTTAAGAGTGATAACACCAGACGGATCATCTTTTCAGTTCATGTCTTTACGTGGTTTTGATTTTATTGAACCGTGGGAGATGCGCTATGTTGACCCATCTTATGCTTTTGCAGCAGTAGTCTCGAAGTTTGGAACACAATTTTCGTGGGGACCATTTGGTTCACAAGACTTATTCAACATTACAATCGCAACTTATTCTTCTGACGGGTCACAATTACTTGGTGTTGTTTCCTGTTCTGGACCGGATAGTGGGATGATGACTATTGATGGTTCTTACTTCACTTCTTATCCAACGTGGTCACTCAACGCCATTCACATGACCAGATTTTCTCAACAAAGAGTTCCCTTTGAAGGGCTAAATGGTTACGTGGATGTGCAGCTCGAATGGTCAGTCGTGGGTACTGGACACATCGAGTAGGTTCCCGAGAATTCCGTCACTAATTAATAGTGGAGGGAACGATGTGGAAAATGTCGAAGTTGGCTGCTTGGTTAAATTTATTGATGATTTTGAAAGCGAAACCATCCCGAACGTCGGAATTGTGCTAGCAGTCATACGCTTTGATGACTTGGTCGGTGAAGAATTGGGAATGGGCATAACTTGGTACTCCGTTCAGTTTGGAGATGTGGACATGGTAGTCTCCTCAGAGATGATTATTTTAATTAATTAATTTGACAAGCTTGTCTCAACGTGTTATATTACCTCATACGATGGAGGTATAAAATGAATAAATTTATCAAAGAAGGAATAAGTGCCGGATTTGAATTTATAGTATTAGAACCAAAAGAGTCACTAAATGATGCAATTATAAACTTCGACAAAGAAGATGGACGCCTCGTTTATGAAGTAGAGAAGCTCTTGAGATGTTTTGAAGAAGACATGGACCCAAGAGATGCAGTCGATTGGTTTTATTACAATACTATAGAGACAACTCACATGAAGGGTGGACCCTTCTTTTATGATGAAAATGAAGAGAACTACTTGACACATCATAAAAAACATGCTAACCTATAATATAAGCCGTGGAGGGCAAATGAAAAGAATCGCACACATTAGTGATACACACATCCGTAATTTAAAATATCATGAAGAGTATCGACATGTATTTAAGCAAATATACGATTCTCTCAAGCAAGAACAACCAGATTACATTGTTCATACTGGTGATCTTGCTCACACAAAGACACAATTGTCTCCCGAGTATTTCGAGATGGCTTCAAGTTTTCTCAAGAACCTCGCAGACATAGCACCTACGATAATGATCTTAGGTAATCATGACGGAAACCTTAAGAATGGCGACCGCCAAGATGCCGTAACACCGATCATTGAGGCACTACAGCATCCAAATTTTACCCTATTAAAAGATTCAGGAGAGTATTCTCCCGAAGATGGTCTGACCTTTAATGTCTTATCGGTATTTGATCGAGACAATTGGAAGAAGCCCTCTAACGCTAATTCCATAAACATAGCTTTGTACCATGGTGCAATCCAAGGCTCAAAGACGGGTTCTGATTTTTCTCTAGATCACGGTGAAGACGACATGTCTATCTTTTCTGGTTTTGATTATGCAATGCTTGGAGACATTCATAGAACACAGCCTTTAGACAAGAAGGGTCGTGTATGGTATTCGGGATCTACTGTCCAGCAGAACTTTGGAGAGTCACAACTCAAGGGATACTTGATGTGGAACATTCATTCTAAACTAAAACATAGTATTCAAAAGAGACTGTTTCAATCTCCGAGACCATTTATCACTGTTTATGTAAATAAGGACGGTACCTTGCCAAATGAAGATGTACCCAAGAATTCTAGACTTCGACTCGTGTGCAATCATAACCTACCAATGGCTAAATTGAAGAGAGCGTGTGACTATGCCCAAGTGAAATGGTCTACGCACTCTGTTAGTTTCATTAATAATTCTGCTAGCAAAGGTGGCGTGTCATCTGCCCACGGTGGAAAGACGCTTAACATGCGTGATCCCAAGAACCAAGAAAAGTTTTTGAGAGAGTTCATGGAGGGGAGAGAAATCGACGAATCGGTCCGAGATCGTGTGATCGAACTCTCTCAAGATTACCTCAAGAAAGTAGATACATCCACAGGAATGTCACGAAATGTCGTTTGGGATATTAGGAAAATGCAGTGGAACTACCTATTTAATTACGGAAACGGAAACTCATTAGATTTTTCTAAGCTCAACGGTCTTGTTGGAATTTTTGGAAAAAACTACTCGGGTAAATCATCTATAATTGATGCTGCCCTCTTCGGGTTATTCAATACAACTTCTAAAGGAGAAAGAAAGAATGTCCATATCATCAATCAAAATCAACAAAAAGCTCTTTGTAAACTCGAGATCGCTGTCGGCGATGATGTTTACAAAATTAATCGAAGCCTCGAAAAAACAACCGGAAGGTCTAAAGGTCGCGAAGTCATCTCCGCGAAAACGGAACTAGACTTTACAAAGTATACACTCGGCACTCAAGCGGAATCTAATAACGGAGACACTAGAAATAAGACGGATGATAACATTCGAAATACTTTTGGGTCTCTAGAGGACTTTATGATGACCTCATTCGCTGCTCAAAATGATTCATTCGGTTTTATAAACGAAGGTTCTACGAAGCGTAAAGAAATCCTTGCTAAGTTTCTTGACTTGCAAATCTTTGACCAGATGCACAAGTTAGCAAAACAAGACTCATCAGAAATGCGTGGAGTTATTAAACACCTTAATTCAATCGATTGGGAGAGAAAGTTGTCTCGAGCAAACGCAGAATTAGAAGAAATCATTGAAGACATTGAAACTCAAAAAGGCTTGTGCGATAAACATAAAAGTAGATTGCATACCCTAACAGAAGATCAAGAATCAATCAATGCTCAAGTAATTGCAGCGTCACAGAGAGACTTGGACATCGCCGTGTTGGAAGCAATTTTGCAATCGACCGAGAATGACCTTAGAAAGTCTTTTGAGAATGTATCTATGTACCAATCCTCAATTGATCTTACAACGCAAGAAATCAACGATTTAAAGCTCCTAATCCCTAACTTAGAGATTGAAGCCAATAATGCTGAGGTTTCCATTGTTGCATACGAAAGCTTACTGTCTGAAATAGCAAAAGTTAAGCCAGTTGTTGATAAGTTGGATCGTCAAATTAAAAATCTTCAATCGAAGATCGAAATGTTGCACGATCACGAGTATGATCCTGATTGTACGTTCTGCTCCGACAATGAGTTTGTAAAGCAGGCAGAACAAGCTAAGGTAGACATCGTATCTATTCGAGAAGAGAGAGATACTCAGAATAAAAACTTGGTAGAACTAAGAGCGTGTATAGAACCATTCGACATTGATAGTCTAAGACTGAAGGTTATAAACTTCACTTCTTCGTCCACTCAGTTGAATACTTCACAAAAGAAATTCGAAAGGCTTGAGCTGCAGTTGCAAAACGAACAATCAAAGATCCAAGTCAATGAACAGAAGAAGTCAAACGTCTTGGAAGACATTGCTTACTACAATGATAACATCGAAGCGTATGAGAACTTATCTAGTTTACGAAGAGACCTACAAGCAATCACCAAATCTGTTGACCTTAAAAAGTCGGAGATTGGAAGATGCGAAGAAAAGGTTTTGGAGTACATGTCGGAGAAGGGATCTACCATTCGAATGATTGAGGAAGCAAACGAAAAGATACAACAGATAAAAGATGCTGAACGTGATTACATTGCTTACGACATTTTTGTCCAAGGCACCCATCCAAACGGCATCTCCTATGAAGTTATCAAGTCAATGCTCCCAGTTATAAACGAAGAAATCCAAAAAGTTCTCGCTTCTATTGTAGAATTCCAAGTGTTTTTTGCAGAAGATGTTGATAAGTTGGAAATCTATCTTAAGCATCCTAAATTTGAGCCAAGACCTTTATCCATGGGTTCTGGTGCAGAAAAGACGATTGCCTCTATGGCTGTTAGGCTTGCTTTGATTTCTGTGTCTTCATTGCCAAAGTCGCAACTATTCATCCTTGATGAACCAGCAACGGCATTGGATGCAGAACACATGGAAGGGTTTGTGAGATTGTTGCAAATGATCAAGGCTCAATTTAAAACTGTCTTGCTCATTACTCATCTCGAGAGTCTCAAAGACGTAGTAGATACTACTGTTGAGATTGATAAAGTCGATGGTTATGCTCAGGTCAATTTGTGACTTGGGCAACTATTTATTGGAACCTTTGGAGGTACCAATCATGGAAAAAACAGATAAAGGAGTACTCGATGCAGTTCAAGAAAAACTTATTTCTCGTAAACTTCTCGTATTCGGCGTGGCGACTGCTCTTATGTACTGGGCTGATCTAAGCTCTGATACTTGGGGCATGATTGCTGTGACTTACATCGGCGGGCAAACCGCAATTGATTTTGCGACAGCTTGGAGGAACGGATAATGCTAGCATGGTTAAAAGACAAGTGGGAATTTGTTGCTGCTGGCGTTGCCGTTCTTTTTGTTTTTGTGCTTGGTCGCAAAAGTAAGAGTGTGGATTTAGAAGTTGCAAAAGAAATTTCCGATAACAAAGATGAAGAGCTCAAAGTTGAAAGAGACCTATCTGCTAACGAGAAACTAAAGATTGCTCAAGCCCACAAAAAATACACGGATTCAAGAATTGCACTTAGATCGCAATACCGTGCTGCTCAAACCGAACTTGAAAGAACGACCGCTCAAAGAAAGATGGAACTTCTTGAGACAGCAAAAGATAATCCAGAAGAGATTGATAGAATACTAATGGAAGAATTCAACATCAGCAAATTAAAATGATTTGGTTGTTGATGTCCCTAGCATTTGCAGAGCCGCTCATGACCCCGCTAGCGGAAGGTGATGTGGCTCCTTTTGCTGGACGCTTGCTCAATGATGAGGCAATAACGTCTATAATTACGATGAAAGAATTCGCAGAAGAACAATGTTCTATTCAAGAATCATTAGATTTTTCACTAACGATGACGGAAAAACAGCTCGAAATTGACTATTTACAAGCAGAAAAAGAAATTTTGCAACAAAAGCATGACTTGCTTATGCAAATTAAAGACAATGAGATAGAGATCCTTAGGTCGCACGTTAATCCTAAAAGACAAATGTGGGTATTTTTTGGAGGTTTCCTAGTCGGAACTACGTCATCATTGCTAACTTATTACGCTGTGGTAGAAATAAATGATCAAAATACGAATTAGAGCTGCAAGAAAAGACGAACTAGTTTGCCCTCCCGCAACTCAAGACCTAAAGCTGAATACGAAAAACCGCGATGCGGCTATTCAAGCTGGGTACATTAAATACGGACCGCTCAATGTTAGCGAGCCTGCCGACTATTGGAAAGACATTGCAAAATACTGGGATACAACAGAAGATGCTGCAAAGAAATCAAACTGTGGCAACTGTGTTGCTTTCGACATTAGTCCTAGAATGGATGAGTGTATGCCCGGCGTGACCTCTGATGACGAAGGTCGCCTTGGCTACTGTTGGATGCATCATTTCAAATGTCACAGTGCAAGATCTTGTTATACATGGGCAAAGGGTGGTCCAATCTCGGAGGATAAAATTTCTTACGATTGGCAGAAACGAGGTGAAAGTTGAAATCAAAAGATCCAAATTATGCTGCAAAGGTTGAAAAAGCCATTGCAGAAAAATACGGAGAAGAAGCCGTAGCTAACCCAAAATCCCAATGGGATGATGATAAAGAAGAACAGTACCTAAGTGAACTCAAAAACAATTATCGTCAAGAAAAAGATACGGTAGAGCAAATTGAACTCGATGGAGTTTTAATCTCAAAAGAACTACTTAATAAAGAATCTGAAAGGTCGTGCCCTACTTGTAGCACTTACTCATTCAAATCAGTCGATGACTTGTACATGACAAAATTTGATTGTTGCTATAGATGCTACATCCAATGGATCGAAGGCCGAGAAGATAGGTGGAAATCTGGATGGAGACCAAATAAATGAGCAAAGAAACATTAGAAATTATTGAAGCACTCGGACAAGCTGCAGCAAACGTATACGACGGCGTTCACATGGAGAACTATACTCTAGACGGACAAGTACGCAGCGTAGGTCTTAAGAGAGAAGAGGGTATGCCCCTTCTTGATAAAAGAGTTATTGACGGCTTTAAAGTAAAGTTTTATGGCGACTCAATGATCATCACTTATCAATCTGATGTTATGATGAGAGACCTTAAGGACAACGGATTTGAGAACGACATCACTCGAACAATCAATGAAGTTAAGAAGTTCTTACAAAAAGAATACAAAACCATTACTGGTAAATCAGTATCTCTTACAAAGAAAGGCGATCCACAAATTGTTGTACAAACAACATCAAGAGTTCGCACCTTTGTGCAGGCATACCAACACTATAAAATCGGCGGCTTAAAAATGGACCAAATCAATGCTCCATCTGAGCCGAATGGCCGAGACATTACAAGAAAATTCTTGGATGCCGCGAAAGCAAAACGTCCAAGCAATGAAACCATCAAATCGGGAGACAATCAAAAATGAATAACGTAGAAGAAAAATGTTGCGGGAATTGTTGCCCGTGCTGCTCGTGTGAATGTTGCGAGAAATAAATCAATGAAACTCTCAAAAGAAACTTTGATGCAAATTATCAAAGAAGAATTGACAGCCATACTTGGGGAAGAGGGGCATAGTTCCGCCCCAACTCATGCCGCAGAAGTAAATGCCAACATGAGGTCAATGCTAGCAGAAGAAGGTTTCGAATCAGATTATGTAAGAGACCCTTACATGGCTTTTGATGGAAATGGATTTATGGATACAAATGGTCAAGAGTTCACAGTAGAGTATAAATTAAAATTTAATGAACAAGAGATGTCAGATGTCATCCGAACTTACAACTCCGCCAAAGATAGTCTGAATGACGAAGATTATTTCATGGCAATTTCAGAAGTCGACTAATTGAGGGAATAAGTAATGAAATTTACAAAACAACAATTAAAAGAAATTATCAAAGAAGAACTTGCGGCTGTCCTAACCGAAGCTGATGGCGACCCCATTGTTCAAGTTAATCCAAATGGGCTTGAGTTCTCAAACATCGGACCAGACTATAAAAACTTTGAAGTACCAATTTCCAGATTGAATAGTTCCGCTCAGGAACTAATGGACTCTGCAGCCGAAAAAGAAGGCAAGGTTCTAATTAGAGACATCAACGGCGCAGCTGAGTTTTTTGAAAAGCTTGTCTCTGGTGTTACCAAAGATGAAATCGGTGCTGCAAGAATTGAAAAAGGATTCTATAAGGAATAAGCAAATGAAACTTTCAAAAGAACAATTAAAACAAATCATCAAAGAAGAGCTCGAAGCAGTTCTTTCAGAAGAAGGTATGGTTGAAGAAGCAGTTCTCGCAGAAGAGGAAACTCTTGAAGAAGTTGAGCAAGAGGAACTTGCGGAGAGTGAATGAAACTCACCAAGAGTGAAATTGTTAAAGAACTTGTGAGATGTGGGAAAGACCCGCAGTATTTTATTGATAACTACTGTAAGATTTCCCACCCTCTCAAGGGACAAATCCCCTTCAAGACTTATGACTATCAGAAGGAGATGCTCCAAAACTTTAACGATTATCGTTTTAACGTAATCTTAAAAGCAAGACAGCTTGGGATCTCAACGATCTCTGCTGCTTATGTTGCATGGTTCATGCTGTTTCATCGAGAAAAGAATGTTCTCGTAATCGCAACCAAACTATCCACAGCAACAAACCTCGTAAAGAAGGTGAAGATGATCTTTAAGAACCTTCCCTCTTTCATGTTGATCGCAAAGATTACAACAGACAACAAACAATCATTCGAATTATCAAACGGTTCTCAGGTAAAAGCCGGAACCACATCTGGAGATGCAGGTCGTTCAGAGGCGCTATCTCTTCTAATCATTGATGAGGCAGGTTTCGTAGATGGCCTTGAGGAGCTCTGGACGGGTCTTTATCCCACTCTATCAACAGGGGGTAGGTGCATAGCCCTCTCCACTCCTAACGGCGTAGGAAACTGGTTTCACAAGGCTTATAGTGAAGCTGAGAATGGAATGAATGATTTCTACCCAACAAAGCTTATGTGGGATGTACATCCTGAAAGAAATCAAGAATGGTTCGAGAAAGAAACTCGGAACATGTCCAAGCGCCAAATCGCACAAGAGCTTGAGTGCTCTTTCAATGCTTCAGGTGAAACGGTCATCAATCCAGAAGATCTGACGTTGATGCACGAATTTATCCGAGAACCAGACTATAAAACAGGTTATGATAGGAACTATTGGATCTGGGAAAGGTACGAAGAAGGCGTACCCTATCTCCTTGTAGCAGACGTCGCAAGGGGAGATGGTAGTGACTTCTCCTGTTTTCACATTCTAAGAATTGATACCATGACGGTTGTAGCCGAATACCAAGGCAAACCAGATCTAGACATGTACTCCGACATACTTTTTTCTGCTGGAATGGAATACGGCACCTGCCTTCTTGTTGTGGAGAACAATGGAATTGGAATTGCGGTCTTAGAGAAACTAAAAGAATTGCAATACGCAAAAATTTACTACTCAATTAAATCAACGCATGAGTATGTGGAGTCTTATTTAGCCGAAAATGACGATAGAGCCGTGCTCGGTTTTACAACTTCAACAAAGACAAGACCGTTAATCGTAGCCAAATTAGAGGAATACGTTAGAAATAAACTAATTAATATACATTCCAATCGTGTTTTTCACGAACTAAAAACTTTTATTTGGCACAACGGCAAACCTCAAGCCATGAGATCTTACAATGATGATTTAGTTATGTCCCTAGCAATTGCTTGCTGGGTTCGGGACACGGCACTATCAGAAAGCGAAAGAGACATGGCTTATAAAAAAGCGATGCTGGGTGGTTTGATGAAGTCTACAACGACTATGAACACTCAAATCAAGGGCCAAAAGATTTATAAAGAAACGTTCGAGCAAAAATACGAGGAGGAGATAAAAAAATCAAAAGAATTTTTTTGGATTTATAAAGGATAAAAAATGGCTCGTAACGATAGAAACCCGAACAACAATCAAAATAGTTTGTTCAAATCTTTGACAAGAATGTTCTCTGGTCCGATAACACAAAGAAGAACCCAATCCGGTCGTCAATTAAGAAGAAGGCACTTGGATATGTACGCCAAGCGATTTAAGTCGGCGTCAGGACAACAGTTCAAGAAGACAGAATACAACCCAATGAATGTCATGGCGTTGAATATGATAACAAACAGGAATCGATCTGAACGTTACGTTGACTTTGACCAAATGGAATTCACACCAGAGATTGCCTCATCGCTAGATATTTATGCAGATGAGATGACGACTCACTCAGCATTGACTCCAATGCTCCACATTAAATGCCCTAACGATGAAATCAAGTACATCTTGCATGGGCTATTTTACAATACTATGAACATAGAGCACAATCTTTTCGGTTGGGCAAGAACGATGTGTAAATATGGAGACCTCTTTATTTATCTTGACATTGATGATGAAATGGGTATACAAAACTGCATCGGATTACCGCCACAAGAAGTTGAAAGACTTGAGGGAGAAGATCCGTCAAACCCAAATTATGTTCAGTTTCAATGGAATAATGGCGGACTTACTTTAGAAAATTGGCAAGTTGCACACTTCCGTGTTCTAGGAAACGATCAACATGCTCCATACGGGACAAGCGTCTTAGAACCCTCTCGAAGAATTTGGAGACAACTTACTCTTTTGGAAGACGCCATGATGGCTTATAGAATTACTCGTTCACCAGAACGACGTGTCTTTAAGATTGATGTTGGCGGGATTGCACCCCAAGATGTTGAGCAATACATGCAAAAGGTTATGACCCAGATGAAGCGTCACCAAGTTGTTGATGCCTCAACAGGTCGTGTAGACTTACGCTACAACCCTCTTTCAATTGAAGAGGATTACTTTATCCCTGTTCGCGGCGGACAGTCATCTACAAACATTGAAAACCTGCCCGGCGGCCAATTCACGGCACAGATCGAAGATGTTAAGTATCTTCGAGACAAACTATTCTCGGCATTGAAAGTTCCGCAATCTTATCTTTCAATGGGCGAAGGTGCCACCGAAGACAAGACAACTCTCGCACAAAAGGACATCAGGTTCGCGAGAACAATTCAAAGATTGCAAAGAGTTATTTTATCTGAACTGGAAAAGATTGGAATTGTCCACCTTTATACATTGGGCTATAGAGGGGATGACTTGTTGGGATTTAAATTATCTTTAAACAACCCATCTAAGATTGCAGAAATGCAAGAGCTTGAACATTGGAAGACTAAGTTTGACATCGCAGCTACAGCAACAGAAGGGTTCTTTTCCCGTAGATGGATTTCAGAAAACCTTCTGGGTCTATCACAAGATGAGTATGTCAGAATGCAAAGAGAAATGTATGGTGATAGAAAATTCATGGCCCGCCTTGAGGCGGCTGGTTCAGGCGATGATGCCGGAGCTGCCGGCGGAGGAGGTCTTGGAGGAGATCTAGGTGGAGACTTAGGTGGAGATCTAGGTGGAGACTTAGGTGGAGATGACCTTGGAGGAGACTTGGATCTTGGTGGAGACACCGGAGGCGATACTGGTGCCACTGCGGAACCAGACCTATTGGCCGAACCTCCAGCAAAACGAGATGACGGAAGAAAAAGAGCAGGCTTTGGTAAGCAAATGAAAAACCAAGCATTCAGCGGCGAAGTTCGCGGATCGACTTCTAGAACAACCTATCCGGGCAAAGTTGGTTTCGGGGGATTGGACTCTCTAGCTAGAGGGGTTTATGAAAGTAATCAAATGGAAGAAGACAAACTATTTAGCATTGATCATGAACTGAAAACACTCATTGAATCTTTGAACTTGAAAGGAGAACAAGATGAAGCATAATAAGAAAAGAAATACCGCTTTTCTTTATGAATGTCTAATTCGCGAATTAACAAAGGCAGTCATTAAAGAAGATAAGGATCAGCAACAATTAATAAAATCAATCTTGATGGAATTTTTTGTAAAAGGAAGTCCGCTCAAAAATGAACTTGACTTATTTAGTTCTCTCTTGGAAACAAAAGAATTAACTGAAAGTTTCTCCCGTCGCTTATTGATCGAGACTAAAAAAGATTTTGATTCTCTAGACAGAAAACAAATTTTCAATGAACAAACAGCGCTAATAGACCGTATTAACAAAGCACTCGGAAGCAAAACATTTAGTAATTTTGTACCAAATTATAAAGATCTTGCTACTCTTGGACTTTTCTTTCAAGACAATAATTTAAATGCCAAAAAGAGAATCATGCTTGAAGATAAGATGGTTGTTTTCTTGGGACGCGAGGACCAAGTTTTAACGGAAATGAAACACATTGACAAACTAGAATTTAAAATGTTTGTAAAAAGATTTAATGAAACATACGAACATTCACTGCTCAATGAACAGAAAGAATTGTTAAGTAATTTTATTGTATCATTTTCCGACAATGGTCTTGGGCTTAAAGTTTATTTAAATAATGAAATAGGGCGACTCAAGGAGGCTGTAGATCTCGAAATAGTAGAAAGCTCAAACGAAGCCTTAACACAAAATTTTAAAAAAGTTAAGACAAAGCTTGATAGTTATGCACAAACACCTTTGAATTCTACAATTGTAGAGGAAGTGTTTTACATTCAAGATCTTTTAGCGGAGGTAAGAAGAAATGTCAGTTAGTATCGACATCCAACCCTCCAATCNCCCCGAAGCTGCAGANCAAGAAACCGTAACAATTAAAGTTGTACAGAAAGATGAAATTGAGGCCAAATTAAAACTTAGGTCTGCCATCAATGGCGATCTAATGATTATGGATCATAAAGACATCGACATTGTTGTAAGTCAAAAGGATAATAAAATTATAGCTTTTGCAAAAGATACTCTATCAGATCTTGTCTATGGAGCTGAATCTAGGATGTTGGAATACTTGCGCAAACATGGTATTATAGAGATTGATTCAATCCAAGCTGGGAACATCTATGGTTCTCTAGAGGGAAAGCTTCAAGATGGCGACAAGACGATTGAAATTACATTGCTAAAGATTTCTGATTGGCTAGAGACTGAAGAACCATCAATGGCTGGAAGAACTGCTTACGATGACATGGAAGACGAACGCCTACTTGACCCAGATACGGAATATTCAACCGAGCTTGGAGAAGTTCCGCAAGAAGAAAGAAAAGGATCAATTATGGACCAAGGAATGTTTTCCCCATATGCATACGGTCGATACACTTACTAATGAAACTTTGGAAGCCATTGTTCATCGAGAACAGTAGGATACCCGTGTGGCTATCTTACATTGCTCCGATTGATATCGGTGCGATTACTCTTGGTCCGATTGTTATTTCTCGCGATGAAATGTCCGAGGTAACAAAAAGACATGAGACAATTCACTTTCAACAATATTTAGAACTTGCTTTTGTTGGATTTGTCGTTCTTTATTTTGGCTGGTGGCTTTGGAACTTACTAAAAGGTCAAGATGGTGATGCTGCCTATTATAACATTCCATTTGAAGCTGAGGCTTATGACAATCATCATGATGAAGATTATTTAAAAAATAGAAAGAGGTATTCTTGGAAACATTACATTTTATCTTAGCCGCTTACGGTATGACTTTTATAATTGTTTACGGAAAAATCTTCGAAAATATAAGGCCCAAAAAAGACTGTACGAAGAAGTGGAATGCACTTTGGCACTGCCCTTTGTGCGTCGGCTTTCACACAGGTTGGGTTCTAATGCTTCTTTCGCCATTTACCGAACTATTTAGTTTTAACATTTCTTTAGGAAATGGGTTTGTTCTAAGTTGTATTTCAGCTGGGACATCTTATTTAATTTCGGTCTTAGTCGATGATTTCGGCTTGAGACTATCATCAAGATCAGGGGGTGAGTATGTTGATGATTAAGCGCTGGGTTTTACAACCCGTGAGACGCTGTTGCAGCGGCTCCTAGCTCGGGCAGGTAACGCCTGCTAAGGGTGGGGAAACCCACCCACCTTTTATTTCGAGGAGAAAAAATGTCTAAAAAATTATTAAGAGAATTCCACGCATTATGTCCAGACGGCAGATGTCTTGATCTACTAACTGAACTAGAAAAGAAGGAAGTTGTTGAAGAGGGTGTGGTTTACCTAACCGGTCGTATTCAAACTGCCGATAAGAAAAATGGCAATGGTCGTGTGTATCCAGAAAGCGTTCTCAAAAGAGAAATGGAAAATTACATGAAGATTGTTAAAGACAATAGAGCCACAGGTGAACTTGATCATCCCGATGATTCTGTTATTAATCTTAAAAATGTCTCTCACATGATCACAGATTGTTGGTGGGAAGGAAAAGACGTGATGGGCAAGATCAAAGTTCTTGAGACTCCATCCGGTAGAATTTTGAAAGACTTAATTAATGCCGGTGTAAAGCTTGGTATTTCCTCAAGAGGTTTGGGTTCGGTCAAAGAATCGATGGGAGTTACAACTGTTGAAGAAGATTTTCAACTTATTTGTTTCGACATCGTCTCTGAACCATCAACACCTGAAGCCTACGTCTATCCAGACGGAGACGATAAAAATAACGTCACTACTTTTAATACTCGTTTGCGAGAGCAGAGAGAAAATAATATTGATAATCTATTTAAAAGGATTCTTGGAGACTAAATGAAAAGAGAAGAATTAAAAAAGACACTTAGACCACTTATAAAAGAGTGCATCAAAGAAGTTATCTTCGAAGAAGGAGTTCTATCAGGAATCATTTCTGAGGTTATGAAAGGTACCAGCGGACAACGTATCGTTGAGACCCAACAACCCGTTTATCAAAAACCACAAGTAGATCACGATGCTCAACGTAAAAAATTGCAAGAGCAAAGAAGGAAAATGCTTGACTCAATTGGAAAAGATGCCTATAATGGCATTGACCTTTTTGAAGGCACAACACCTTTATCTAGCGGCGGAGGAGCATCTTCCTCACCTAGTCCTCACGGATCAAAAGCTCTAGACGGTGTTGACCCAAGAGACTCTGGCGTCGACTTGTCTGCTCTTGGTGTTAATACAAGTATCTGGTCTAAACTAGCAAAGGGAAAATAATGGCTGCAAATTATAGAGCAAAGCCTCGCAAAAACGAGAGCATGGAAAAATTCGTGAAGAGATTCACAAAAAAATGTAAAAAACTTGGTATCATCCAAGAGTGTCGTGATAGAAAGCACTTCGTAGGACAATCTGAAAAGAAGCGTCTCGCTCGGAAAAAGTGGAGATCGCGGCTCAAGAAGAATAATAAATAACTATTTAGTCCAAAAGAGGTATAAAATATGAGCGCTTTTAGAACATACGGAGTCGGATTAAATCACGTAGGCTCTTACCAAGCCAGTGGGACACCGTTCCTAACATCATCTACTCCTCCACAGGATGATGGTGCGACATCTTTTAAAATTGCATTTCCAAATGTTACGAGAAGAATAACGTTTAAGAGCACATCAAATAAAGATTTGAGAATTCATTTTGCACCCTACACAGCTGGTCAAGACGGCTTTGTTGGTGGGGCTACAGCTGATGCTAATTTCTTTATACTTGGTGGTGCTGGTAGTGGAAGTGTTGTAATGGATGTTAAATGTAGCGCAGTTTACATTTCTGCAACAGCAGCATCTGCAACTGGTCAGGTTTATGTAACGGCAGAATTGACAAACATCCCTGCACAAAGAATGTTTAGTTTGGATCGTGTGGATGGAGTGACTAACTAATGAATATCTACAAAGCAGGTCTTAACAATGTTGGCTCTTATTTGGTATCTGGGCGACCTTGGTTGAAAACAAGCACGATTGCCGATGGTGCGATTGAATTTTATCACCTTCCAAACGTTGCAAAAGAAATTACAATCCGCAATGATCACCAACGTGCAGGACACAATCTTAGCGTTGCTTTTCCAGAGCCACGTAGGGCAGTGGACATGCCGGACGGTGATGAGAATTTCCAAGGTAGCTTTACTGAACTTGAAACTCTTTCTGTTTCTCTTTGGTTTAATTTTAATTATGCGCTTGCAACAATAAGAATGCTTGATCTTCGTGATTCAAGTGGTAATTCCATAGTTAGGATTCAATCAAAGTCAGCAAACGAACTAAGGCTTGCTATAAATAACGGTGCTATTGTGAATACAGGTGCCGTATTAGTCCGAGATACTTGGTTTCAACTTACCGTAACTATTAATAAATCTACAGATACTGTCTTGGTCTATCTTAATGGTAGTCAAATTCTTTCTTCTACTAGTACTGCACTCAGTGACGGTATAGCGCAAATCCGCCTCGGTGCTGGTGGTACAAACTTTGATGGACTTTACAGTGACGCGACACTGTTTAACACAGATCTTAGCGCACCCGAATGTGCAGCTTTATTTAATGGAGTTGGGAACATTGACCCAAGAGATCACTCGAAGTCGGCAAACCTTGTTTCTTGGTGGGCTTTCGAGGATAATCATTTTAAAAATTACTTCGACATTGCCGACACAGGTACAACTATTCAAGATAGAGTTGGAAGCAACAATTTAACAATTGATACTGGTGCTGCAACATTCACACTCGGACGACATTACGCTAGCATCTTTAACGAAAACAGATCTCACCTACTCACTGGTGCAGATGAGCTTACTATCGAAGCTAAGACAACCTTTGTGGCTGTGAAGTGCGCCGGTGGTAATTTAGATTACAGTATTCACGCTTCACTTACAGGCATTGATCGTTCGCGAACACAAGGTACAGGATTGTATGACTAATGGCGAAGGAATTTGGATGGGCATATGTTGTAGGGTCTCAGGCTTCTGGGCCTAAAGGCTCAATTCAATTAGCAGGCCCTGCTGATGGATTGGATCACGATCCCAACTTGGTTTGGGACGATGCCGCCAATGCGCTAATGATTGATGGAAACATCATTGCTCATAACTTCGAGATCCAAAACCAAACTCAAACAGTTTACCACTTTACAACAACTGGTTCATCAGTCTTTGGAGATACAACAGATGATTTTCATCGATTTACTGGCTCCATAGGGATAACTGGTGATGTAACTGCTACCAATCATTACGGATGGGGTGGCGACTTAGACGGTGTTCCTGTAAACTACTACAACAATGCCGGAGCGTACAGGTTAATAACCTCTGCCGACTCAAGAACAGTTCAAGGCGAAGAACAATCTATTGTTCGATGGTTCGCTACTGACCGTTAGTGGTAACATTTTAGCTACCGACATTAACGCAGATCAAGTGTCTGGTACGTTTGGGTTGTTTGACTCTGTTGATNTAAACGACTTNGATGCCGAGACAATAGANACAGTTCAACTAACTTCTTCTGCATTTGTATCACAATTGGGTACAATNTCAAACACAACTTTGGGAGATGTGATTTTAACTGGTCGTATCCTTGATGGAAACGGAAACGTAATTCTTGGATCGTCAACGGCACAGACAGAAGTCAACATCTCAAACTATAACAACGGTAATGTTGAGATCGCTAATAATAATTTCTCATCAGTCAATAGTTCTGCAGCAGCATCTTTAGACTTCGCAGTAATCAACTCTGGGATCTCAGTTAATACGAATAGATTTTTTGTTGGAGAAAACGGAAGGTCAGGGTTTGGAACAAACATTCCAGATAAGAAAGTTGAGATCTATGACGACACAGGCGCACAATTAAGACTATCTTCTTTTGGAGCTGGGCAACTTACAGTAAATGGTGGCGTTCTTTTTGCTCCGATCAAATACCACACAGACTTGGCGACAGATGGAACAGGCCGGTTCTCAATCATGCCCAACGGACAGAAGATGGGAATAAACACAACTGATCCACAACACGCATTAGATGTTTCGGGTGACGCACGAATAACCGGAGACCTGATAATCTCTGGAACCTTAACCGCAAGAGTAACCGACTTCGCAGTCTCAGCTGATACTCTTACATTTGGAGACGAGGCAAGCGATACTATCATCGCGAACGCTTCAACAATGAGCACTCCAAATGGCTTCGCAATCAATAACGACTTCTTTATCGATAACGACAAGGTTGGTATTGGAACGACAGCGACAGGGTTTAAGCTTGAAGTCCGAGCAGAAACAAATCAATTAAAGGTTGGCTCTGCAGCAAATAATCTTTTAGTAAACGTTACCAATAACTCAACAATCATTTCTGCTGAGGCTGGTAACATCGACATTGCTTCGCCAACTAAAATCTCAAATGAATTCCGAGTTGGATCTAATGATGATACAATCATTACGAATACAGGTGAGCTATCGTCATCCGTATCTGTATCCTCAACTGCTGGTTATTTCACAAACTTAACATCAAGCAACATAACAAACGGAAACACGGTAATCTCTAATAACAGTGTTACCACTCCTACTCTTAATGCAATAGATGTGGTAGCGTCAACTGTAGTTGGAACTCTCAATACTGCTGCTCAACCCAACATTACAAGTCTCGGAGGTCTCACTTCTCTTAATGTTATTGGCGAGACAACCATTGGTGGAAACCTTAAAGTAGATTCCAACGTAGCAATTGGAAGACACTCTGCAAATAGAAAGGTCGAAATCAAAGACACAAACGCTCAACTTAGATTAACAAACACAAATGAAATTTTTGGGATCTCAAATTATACCTACGCGGACATGCACGTACAGGATAATGGAGACTTATCCCTTCTTCCAAGTTCAGGTAAGGTAATTGCACCAGAACTAAAGCTAACAAGCATACCTGCTGGTGTATCAAATCATTATCTATCCCTAGACGAAAATGGAAACGTAATCTTTTCTCCAAACATCCAGCACAGCATTGAAGTTAGGAGCCGTGTGGTTGCAACTGGAAATCATCAAGCAAACAATACTGATTACTTTATTGGAGTTCAAGCAACCCAAAATCTTGACGTTTTATTACCTGATGCGTCAACAATGTTGAATGGTCAAATAATCGTCATTAAAGACGAGCTTGCGAATGCCGACACATTCACCATCACCATTTCAGCGAGACCAGATCAACTGGTCGAAAATAGACAAGCTATTACAATGGTATCTCCGAGCACAGCGATTACCGTCTATACCGACGGAATCAGCAAATACTTCATTATGTAAACCTTCTACTACGTCGAGTTTATCGAGATTATAGATAAAAAATAATTTATTTTTATCGTTTAATAAGTCCTTTTCGAAACTAGTGAAAATTTATTTTCTTTTAAATGTTTTTGGGTGTAGTTATGTGTAGCTTCCGGTCCACACTTTGTCGAGATCGGAGGTATGCTTCTGGTCCATATTTTTAACGAGATCAGAAGTATAATATAATCATTATTGGAGGAATAATAATGAATTTATTTTTAGGAACTGTAAAGGTTGACGGACAATGCGCTGCATTTGATTTGTCCCTTTTACCGGAAGGACGTCTTACCCTTCCAGTGGGAGCTATTAAAAGTCTCTCTGAAATTAACGCTGATGTTCTTTTGGGCATGGCTGCTCAACCTCAAGTTGGTGGAGCAAAAATCGTTCGTGAAACTCACTTGATGCAAGCAAAAGGTGAACTTCAAGGCGATATCGCTGCTCTTCAAGCTGATGTAGATCAAAACGAATCTGATGCTGATTCTGCTATTGCTGCTCTTCAAGCAGACGTAGACCAGAATGAAGCTGACGCTGATGCTGCTATTGCTGCTTTGGTTGCTGATGTAGCTCAAAACGAATCTGATGCTGATGCATCTTTCGTAGCTGCTGCTGGTTTCCGTGCTGCTATCCAAGCTGACGTTGACGCTAACGAAGCTGCTTCAGTTGCTTCTTTCTCTGCTCTTCAAGCAGATGTAGATCAAAATGAAGCTGATGCTGATGCTGCTATTGCTGCTCTTCAAGCTGACGTTAATCAAAATGAAGCAGACGCAGACGCTGCAATCGCTTCTGAAGCTACTCGTGCTCAAGGTGCTGAAAGCGCATTGGACACTGCATACAAAGCTGCTGACGCTGTTTTGGCTGGTGACTTAGCTGCAGAAATCGCTCGTGCACAAGCTGCTGAAGTTGTATTAACTAACGATCTTGCTTCTGAAGCTGCTCGTTTGGACGGTCGTGTTGATGGTGTTCTTTCTAACACTGACCCTGCTGCTTTAGATTCTTTAACTGAATTAGTAGCTGCATTCCAAGCTGCTGACTCTGATCTTGCAGTTGCTCTCAATGCTTACACTGCATCTCACGCAGTATTTGAGAATGACTTTTCTGGTGCTGTTCACAGTAGATTTAATGCTGCTGAAACTTTCATGGCTGGTGAAGAAGCTGCTCGTATCGCTGGTGATACTGCTCTTCAAGGTAACTTGAACACTGAAATCGCAAACAGAATTGCTGCTGTTTCTGCAGAAGCTACTTCTCGTTCTAATGCTGATGCTGCATTGCAAACTGCAATTAATAACGAAGCTTCTCGTGCCGCTAATGCTGAAGGTGCTCTTCAAACTGCAATCATTGCAGAAGAAACTGCAAGAATCGGTGCTGTTAGTTCTGAAGCTTCTGCTCGTTCTACAGCTGATGCTGCTCTTCAAGCTGCATTGGACGGTGAAGTTGTTCGTGCTCAAGGTGCTGAAGGTGCTTTGGATGCTAAGATCGACACTGAAATCGCAGACAGAACTGCTTCTGTAGCTGCTGAAAAAGCTGCTCTTCAAGCTGAAATTGACTCTGACGTTGCAACTGCTGTTGCTGGTCTTAAAGGCGATGCTGCTGCTGAATACAACACTCTTGGTAAACTTGAGGACAAAATTCAAGCTGAAGCTTCTCGTGCCGCTGGTGCTGAAGCTACAATCGACGGTAAACTATCTGCAGAAACTGCTGATCGTGCTATTGGCGATGCTGCAGAAAGAACATTTGCTGNAAATGCTCGTGCTGTAATGCAATCAGACATTGATGCAAACGAAGCTGCTGCTTTGGCTGGTCGNCAAGGTCTTCAAGCTGGTTTGGATACAGAAATTGCTTCTACAACTACTCGTTTTGCTGATGCTGCTACTGCTCGTGCAAACATGAATACTGCATTATCTTCAGACATCACAACTGAGAGACAACGTGCTACTGCTGCTGAAGGCGCAATTGCTGCTGACTTGGCTCAAGAACTTCTTGACCGTGCTGCTGGTGATACCGCTCAAGCAAACGCTTTGGCTACTGAAACTTCTCAAAGAATGGCTGCTGATGCACACGAAGCTGGAGTTTCTGCTGCTGCTCGTTCTGCTATCCAAGCTGATGTAGATCAAAACGAAGCTGATTCAGATGCTGCGCATGCTGCTGCAACAACTGATCGTGCTGCTGTTCGTTCGTTCTGAATTTGCTGCTGCTGATTCTAGTGCTGCTGCTACAAACCTAGCTGCTCGTACTGTTATCGCTAACGGTTTAGCTACTGAAATCGCTGAGCGTATTGCTGCTGTTTCTGCTGAAGCTGGTACAAGAGCTGCTGCTGATACTACTCTTCAAGGTAACATTGACTCTGAAGCTGCTCGTATCGACGCAATGTTGAACCTATCTACTGCAGACGCTGACTCTTTCAAAGAGATCGTTGACTTGATCAACTCTGTTGATACTGTAAACGATAATGCTTTCGGTACTTATGTTGCTGCTAACGATGCTGCTTTAGCTGCTGCTATCTCTAATAGTGATGCTGCTGATGCTGCTGAAGAAGCTGCTCGTATTGCTGCTGATGGTGTATTAACTACTGCTGTTGGTGCTGAAGCAACTCGCGCACTCGCTGCTGAAGCTGCTCTTGTTCAAGACATTCTTGACGAGAACGCTCGTGCAATCGCTGCCGAAGCTGTTTTGACTGCTGGTATTACTGCTGAAAACGCTGCTATGTTAGCTGCTGTTGCTGCACAAAATACAGCTATGTTGGCTGCAGTTAATGTTGAAAAACTTCGTGCTGAAGACGTTGAAACTATTCTATCTGACGATCACGCTCTTGAAGTTACTGCTCGTATCGCTGGTGATACTGCTCTTCAAGGCGCTTTGGATGTAGAAATTGCTAGTTCTGTTGTTCGTTTCAACGAAGCTGCTGGTTTCCGTGCTGCTATTGCTCAAGACCTTGCTGCCTATGAAGCTTCTAACAACGCTGCTTTAGCTAACGAAGTTGCTGCTACAAACGCTGATTTCATCACCGCATCAAATGCTCGTGCTGCTATTCAGTCTGACGTAGATGCAAACGAAGCTGCTGCTACAACTGACCGTGCTGCAATCAGAACTGAGATGGCTGGAATGGATCTGACTTTGACTACTTCTATCAACGAAATCGAAGCTGGTGCTCTTAAAGTTACATTATTGGACGAAGCTTCTGCTGACATGTCTGGTACATTCACTCACTTCATCGTTGACTCTAACGTTGCAAAAGCTTTCTCATTGCCGATGATGCAAGAAGGAAGTTTCATTGCAATTAAAGTTGCAAGAGGTGGTTCTGCTATTACTTTCAACGCTGCTATGGGCGAAAACATTGATGGTGAAGATGATAATTCTATCTTGGCTCATCCGGGTGTTTCTCTCAAGCTTGTTAAGAAAGGTGGTAAAATGTACGTAATGTAATCCTAGCGGTTATGTGAATACATAATACCTTAGAGGTATTAACCTTGGGCCTCGGGGAAAACTTCGGGGCCCATTTTTTATGACTAAATTATCTTGGAGGATTTTAAATGTCTATTACAAAATATAATTCTGAGTTGGCTGCACCAACGGCTGCCTCAGTCGGCATCTCACCAGCTGGAGGTCAAAACACAATGATTGCTATCGCTTTCACTGATGTTGAGATTTACGGAAAGAATGGTGCAACGTGGGAATTGGTTGGAACAACCTCTTCTGACGATAAGGTTGTGTTCGTTTCTTTTGAGACCTACAGTCAAGCTTATTTTAAATCAAATACTGGAAGTGCAGAAGTTGTGCGCGTATTCTGGATTGATGAGGCTGTTACTGCAGCTCCTGCTGCTCAACCAACAAGCGTTTCTGAAATCGGTGACATGCCTGCTTTCACGCCAGCTGATGAAGGAAAAGTTCTTTCTATCGACTCTAGCGGAAATCTCGTATGGATCGCACGATAGGGGGGCGTTAAAATGAGAAAACAAAAATTTATAAGACAACAGGCTCACGTCGGCACTCCAGCATTGGTTAACTCTTTCGAGGCACCTGCTACCCATAGTGCTGAAATTTCTGTTGTTTTCGGAGGTAAAGATGTTGCTATTCATGGATGGAATGGGTCTGCATGGACACAAATCTATCGTTGGGATGGACAAGATCTACAACTTACTTTCCAAAATACTTATCAAAAATACCATCTCCAGTCTTTCACTGGCGGTGCAGAGGCAATAGGTGTTTCTTTCTTCTCTGTAGACAAGGTTGCAAACTCAACTTTGCGTAACGTATCTGAAAATTCAGCGTTTCACGATTTGTCTGGTGTTCCAGTTTATAACTCTGGAGACGAAGGAAAATTCTTGACTGTTATGTCTGATGGATCTCTTCAGTGGCTTGCTGGAGATGTACCAACAACTGTAGAGAAAGTATCCACTACTGGCGGGGCTAGGGTTATTGATGGAATTATCAAATCAGGATTTGGCTTCATGTCAGGTAAGTGGTCTGATTACATAGCATTTAGTGGAAACTCAACTGTTGAAACTGACTTTACCATTTCATTCTGGTGGAAATACAACGAGACTCCGTCCGCTGCAATTTTGGCTGAGTTTGGACTGTTTGGTTCTGTCGGTGGCTATCAATGGTGGATTTCTGATCATAGAACCAGTGGAGTAAAAACCAAAACCCATCATGGTCCAGTTTATTTCGCTGGTGGAGATGCTCAAGTTTCCAAAGATCCAAATGTAGATCACCCATGGGTTCACTACACTATCACTAGAACATCATCAAGTACGAAGTTTTATGTAAATGGTGTCTTTAAGTATGATCATGGAGCATACACAACTTTCATTCCTCAGAATGCAAACGCTGAATTTGCCCTCGGTGCTATTGACAGTGATGGTTCATTATCAAAGTATGATACTTTGTTTGAAGGATTTGCAATCACTGAAGGTTCTGCTTTAGATGCTGCTGGTGCTCAAGCACTATTTGACGCTGGACGTCCAAGCCAAGGACAAGCAGCGCCAAACATGGTAGGATTAGAAGAGCACTTGAGCATTACTCTTCATGGTAACGCACAATTAGCTAATGGTGTTCTATCTTTTGACGGAACCAGNGGNACNTATGCTTCACTACCTCATTCCACTGATTATGATAGAGAGTCTGGTGACCTNACGATCTACATGTGGATGAAGCCTAATTCATTNCCAAGTAATTGGAATGCNGCACTTGTTTCTAAAATGGGTNNTGGTTGGNCTGGNTACATNGCAGCAATCTCAACAATGGNTGCCGATGNGGGTGGAAACATGACCACTGGTGGTTTNCAAACTACNNNATTCGGTGGAGGTAATTCTAACAACCGCGGTGCACCTTCTGGTGGTATTGCCTTGAATACATGGCATCACGTAGCATTTGTTATGCCAGCGGTTGGAGACTATAAGATGTACTTCAATGGACAAGAAGTTCACTCATACTCCCCAACTAACAGAATTACCGGTACTTCGGGAGACCTTAAAATTGGTGGTTGGCAAAACGGAGCTTACAGTGGATATTTCGATGGAGACATTGACGGACTATTCATTCAAAAGTCCGCTTTGGCTGCTAGTGATATCTCTGACCTACATTCTGCTGGTCGTACCGACGGATGAACTTAAGTATACTTCCTTAAGCTCAATTCTATTGAGTGATTTATAGCATGACTAACTCTCCATGTCACAAGCGTGGAGGGTTTTTTCTTTTTGAGCCCTCTTTTGGACTTTAAAGTCTATTTACACTATTTATTGGAGAAAAAACAAATTCGGGAGATGATTTAATGTCTAAGATGCTAGAACAAGCAATTGCCGATGCTGCGGCATTGAGAGAGCAGGCGATCAAAAATGCAGAACAATCTGTTCTTGATAAATACTCAAAGCAAATTAAAGAAGCCGTAGATCAAATGCTTGAAGTGGACGATGCTCCACAGAGAGCCGAGGCCATGGTTAGTGAAGCTGAAGAAGAGCTTATGCAAGAGGAAGAGGCTGTAATGGCCGGAGCTGCACCTGCTGCAGAACCTAATCTTAGCGCACCTGCTGCTTGGGATTCAAGAGCTGCTGATCAAGATCTATACGTTAAACTATCCGCAATGGTTGATAACATCGCAGACGAACATGGAATGGTTGAATTGGACCTCGGTGACATCTCATTAGCACCAGAAGAAGAAGCCGCCGCTGATGGCGATCTAGGAGCTACTGATGACTTGGGAGCACTTGGACCTGACGAAGGTGGTGAAGACGATCTATTAGGTACTGATGACGACGAGACTGAAACAATGGATGATGAACTCGACTTGCAACTTCAAGAAGTATTAGACATGCTAACTGAAGAAGAAGTTATCGAAGAAAAATTTGATTTTGACCCAATTCAAGATAATCTAGGCCAGTTTAGAAACAATCGAAGTAGAGAAGAGTATGACGCAGATGCTGCTAAGGTTGTCTATACTGATGGCGAAGAAGAATCTGAAGAAGAAATCAATGAAGAAGAAGTCAATGAAGACGCCACAACCGGCGTAGTAACCGAATTACATGAGACAGTACAGTTTCTGACGCAACAAAATGATCAAATGGAAAGCGTCCTTACCAAGATGGAATCCTATCTTGAGGAAACTCTACTATCAAACGCAAAGCTTTTATACCAGAACCGTACTCTGGGTGATGCCTCCCTGAATGAGCGACAAAAGTCAAAAATTGTCGAAGCCATCGCAAATGCGGACTCTCCGAAAGAAGCAAAGCAGCTTTTCGAAACACTCAAAGCCACAGTGGGATCGACGCCTAACCGCAAAAGAGATCCAAAATCACTTAGCGAGTCTGTTAATAGAAAAAGCAATTTAAGTGCAATGCTGAGTTCGAGACAAAACATTAACGAAAGCAAGAATTCTGAATCTCCCTTTATGGAAAAGATGCAGAAACTTGCAGGCATAAAAAAATAATTCAAGGAGATATTAAAAATGTCTATTATCGAAACTCTAACTGAGGGCATGGTCAACCGCAATATGCAAGAAGAAGGTGCCGCTCTTTTAAACAAATGGTCACAAACTGGTCTTTTAGAAGGCTTAACTGATGACGCTCAAAAATCTTCAATGGCTCGTCTATTGGAAAATCAAGCTCGCGAATTACTTCGTGAAGCAAACACAATGGCTGGTGGATCTGTAGAAGGTTTTGCTGCTGTTGCATTCCCAATCGTTCGTCGTGTATTCGCTGGATTGATTGCAAACGACTTGGTTTCTGTACAACCAATGTCTCTTCCAAGTGGATTAATCTTCTTCTTGGATTTTACTTATCAATCACCAACTGGATTGGACCGTCTAGGTAACAACGATGGCGATTCGATCTATGGTACTGACAAAGTTGGTTCTGGTCTTGCTGATGGTGTTAACATTGATGGTATCGTTGGTGACCGCGATAAAGGTGGATACAACTTGAACAATGGTTTCTCGTCTCCAACCTCTTCTGCTGCTGGAAATGCAAAACCAGCTACTGGAGCTTTCACATCTGCTGCAGTTGCCGGTACAACTTTTGGTACCTTCGGTGCATCTG